GGCGCACGCCTGATACGTATAAAAGGACATCTGATAAATAGTATTTAACAACCATTAAATAACCATTAAAACCCCATTGAACTATGGAAGAGAACAAACAGACAACAGTAGTGATGAACAGCGAGGAAGCAGCTGCCTTTGCAGCCTTCAAGGCTGAGCAGGAACGTAAGGCACGCCTGGAGCGTCGCAAGGAGAACCGCGAGACCTACTCGAAGATCGTGGATGAGCAGGTGGCTCTGGCTATCCCCGAACTGATGGAACTGTCGGAGCAGATCCGTGCGGTGAAGAAGACGGTCTTTGACAACTTCCGCCAGGTGCTAGACATGAAGGCCGACGTGATGAGTATGACCCAGAACGGTCAGCACTCGCACACCTTCACGACCACGGACGGCCGCTATCGCCTCACCCTGGGCACCAACACCATCGATGCCTACCGCGACACTGTAGAGGACGGCATTGCCATGGTGAAGAAGTACATCGAGAGCATGGCCAAGGACGAGAACAGCCGCGCCCTGGTCAATGCGGTGCTGCGCCTCCTGTCGCGCGACCAGAAGGGCACTCTCAAGGCAAGCCGCGTGCTGCAACTGCGCAAGATGGCCGAAGAGACGGGTGATGAGACTTTCATCGAGGGTGTACGTATCATCGAGGAGAGCTACCAGCCTACCGAGACCAAGCAGTATATCCGTGCCGAGTACCGCGACGAGAACGGCGCCTGGAACATCGTGCCGCTGAGCGTGACGGAGGTGTAAAGACCCTCTCCCCAGCCCTCCCCCATAATGGGGAGGGGGAGTATATACAAAGTGAAAATTGAAAAGTGAAAAATGAATGCCATGGACATCATCAAGGAAACAAGTTTCGTCTCTACCCGACTGGAGGTGTGCCGACACTGTCAAGGCACAGGCCAGAGAGACGGCAAGGTCTGCCCAACGTGTGGAGGGCAGCGCATAGTAAGAAAGACGATCGAGGGGAAAGTGACAGTGCAACGCCTGTCGGTCGAGAAATAAAAAAAGCCCCCGCATTCCGAAGAAAGCAAGAGCCAATGACCGGGCACAAAGATACAACTTTTTTTTGGAATGTTCAAATCTACGAGGAAAAAAGCGCAGTTTGTCCGTGAAATTGTGGACAAATACTACGAAGAGGGCCGTCAAGACCGTTGCAAACTGTGGGTTTACCGCAACAAGGTACTCCCACAGTTGGGCATCGGCGAGCGCACCTTCTTCCGCTACCTGGACGAACAGCACGACCCTCTGCCTGAGCCGGAACGCGAAGACCCGAGACAACTCCTCATAGATTTTGGCGAAGACGAATAACCTACAATACGGCACAGCCGGGCAACCTACTCAGGATGTCCGGCTGTGTTGTCGTTATTGGGTCATCTCCTCCTCCCAGGCGGTGGTGAAGAATACGGTGCGGATGCGCAGACCGATGTCGTTGCGGTTCTCGCTTCGGTCGGCCGTGCGGATGAATGGCTCACAATACTGGTGCAGCACCTTGTCACCGTCTGCCATGAGCGGTGCCCATCCATGCACGGCACTCACCACACTGCGCTCCAGCTCGAAGTCCTCCATAGACTCCGCTCGAATCTTGCCAGGGCTCTTCTGTATGCACTTGGTGAAGTTGGCGTGCATGATGCGGATGCTGAATGTGGCACGGGCGAACTGACAGCCATTTCCAGTCTCCTCATACTCGCAGTCCTCCACGTCGATGAGCACGGCGGGATAGTCGAGAGCTGGGCGGATGGCGGTCTGTTCCTGACCGAGGTAGCGGTCTATCATGCGTATGGCTGGCACCTGCTTGGCAATGCGGTCTTGCAGGTCGAGCATAATATGGGCAAAAGTACTTGAAAGCATATTAAAAGGTGTTTAATCGGTGGTTAAAATGCGGCGCAACTCGTCCGTGATGGTCTTCATCGCTATGCCGTCGAAGGTCTTGGAGGGACCAATGAACTGACGCTTGGGCAATACCGTCTTGTGGCCGCGTCCTGCGTTGTTGGTGCCCTCGTTGTGCGCCTTGGCGTATGGCACGTTGGTATAGACTGTCGTCATGCCTGGTTGCTCGCGGTGATTGACCGAGCGGTAGAGCACCTCACGACGCGAGAGCAGCGTGCCGTATGCGTGGTCTGGGTGTTTGGGGTCAGACTTGCGCTTGGACGGCTTCCATCGTTCCAGATGGTCATCGACAAAGCCCTCCGCTCGGAAGTTGTCACGGACGAAGTGGACGGCCTTCACGCCGATTTTCTTGGGCAATGTGCGTGCAACTGCCTCACTTATTTGCCATTGTCGGTCGTTTAGGCGCTGTTTGAATTGCTCTGGAGTCATAGATTTTATGGGGTTAATGGGAAAAAATGGGAAGAATGGGCATTTTTTCGCCTGATTTTGATCCAGGAAAGGAAAAAAGATGTATCTTTGCATCCAAGAAAGAGTAGTCAGGTGTAAGAACACATGGGAGGCTTCCCAACCGTTTCACTTGAATTACTCTTTTTTCATTTTTAGACTATATGGATACTCACATGCATGATTACCATCTAATTTAACCAGACATTTCAATACAAAAGCATCTCCATTGAAGGTTAGTTCGTAGGCTGTAATGTACAGCACTCCATCTCTTACTTTCTTTTCATAATTCGGTCTGTTTTCATTGAGTTTTTGATACTGTCCATCCTTTATTCTGGGCAAAATATCCAAAAGATTTCGTGCTGCTTCCAGTTCCAGACCATTAAAGCAATGGTCCATAATATTCTCGTAGTTTTTTGAACTGCAATAAAGATGTCTAGTAAAGAGTTTTGCATCATTCCGTTCAAAAGGACCTTTCTTTTTCAAGCTTTTCAGTACGACTTCTTGTTCACTGCGAAACTCTCTTTTATTGTTTTTGGCATTAAATCCCTCTAACTTTGAATGCTTAATGCTTTCTAAAATCCTCCTACAATGGTGACAGTCCTTGCCACCTGCCAGGTCATGCACCAGCGCCATCAGTTTGTTGCTGGCAAAGGGACAGACGGAGCAGTTCTTGGGGTAGTATGGGTGTTTGTCGCTGAACACTTCTTTGTCCTTGGCAGGGTTGCTTTCGAGACCTTTAGCCGCGTTGTCGAGGGCCTTGGCGCGGGACGTAGGCACCGGAGTGACTGCCTTCTCCGACTGACGGAGCTCACACTTGCAGTTCCATCGGTCGCCAGGCTTGTGCACATTCCAGAACGGGTCATCGACAGGACGTACTGTGCCCCAGAAGACGCGGTGGTCCTCGCCAGGATTGGGCGAAGTGGAAGGAATCCACTCCAAGTTGGGGAATACATCCTTCTCTGCCATGAACTGCTGCCACTCGGCTGCATTCTGAGCTCGGAGGATGGCGGTGTTGTATTCCGTCTGGAGCCATTGGCGGTTGCGGTGCTCGATGTAGGGAGATACGTCCTTGACGAACTTGCGGAAGGGTTTCACGTTGCCATTGCTGTCTATCATCTGAGCGGCTATGTCCTGCTGCATCCGATGGACTCGGAATGCAGAGAACACGTCGGCAGAGTGCAGAAAAGCATCGCGGAAAGCCTGGTCGGGCGTGGGTATGTCTCGGTCAGAAGCTTTGACCCACCCATCGGCCACCGCCTCGCTGAATATGCGGCGTGTCTCCTGGTACAGGTTAGGCTCAATGCCACCCTCCACATCGACCACCTCACGGTAGATATTCAGCAGAGCCTGGGCAACTGTCTCGACACTGTAGGCAGGACTGTGTTCGGAGAGGTCGGGCGTGCCGTCGGCAAAGTAGGCACGGTCAATGTCGTCGCCCCCTGTGGTCAAGGGGCGAAACCGAAAAAATCTGCCAGGGCATGATAGAGCTTGCCGCCCTTCTCCTTACGCTTCTTCGGTTCGGGCTGTCCGTCATCAGACTCGTCGTCATCGTCCTTGCCTCTGCCAAGTGCGTCGAGAGCGGCCTGTCGGCGTTGCTCCTGCTGTTGCTTCAACTGGTCGTAGTTGTCTGGCTTGGGCACACCATAGGTCTCGTAGAAATAGTCGTCCGAAATAGGCACGCGGTTGGCCAACTGTGTGTCGATGTTGAGGCGGGTCTGAAGCTCATAGATGTTCTTCTCCTTCTCAAACTCGAAGTGACCGCCCTCGACGGGGTAGCCGTAGCCTGCCAGGATAGACATCATGAACTCCCCGTTCAGGAGGTTCTCGACATAGCGGAGGTCGCTTGCCGTGATCTCCTTCTGCTGGTCGGCGTGTATCTCTGCCTGAGCATAGCCCGACGACTTGCTGCTGGTAGTGGTCTCACTGTTGCCCAGGATAGAGACAGACATCTCCTGGTTGCAGCAGTTAATGAGGCGTTCCTGAAGCTCGCCCGTGCCGTTGGATGTCTTGCCATCGAGCATCTCGAAGTCGGCTTGCTTCGGTATCATCATCACGAGGCTGGAGCCAGACTCATCGAGCACCTTACGGAGGTCTTCCTGAGTCTTCTTGTCGTAGGCATCGTACTTGACCACACGGACAGGCTGACCGAAGATCTCGACAAACTGAGCGAAGTCGCCGAAGCCACTGCGCTTGTAGAGGGCATACATGGAGCACTGGAGGAGACGTCCCAGCTCATAGGGTTCGCCGATGAGCAGCACCATGGGCAAGTTTGCCACACTGATGCCGTCGATGTCGTACTGGCTGATGGCAATCTCCCTCTTCTCCGGGCGGATATGACGGCGGTCTATCTCCTTGAAGTCGAAGCGTGCCCCCAAGATGAACTCAACAGCAGAGCAGCCATAGTATAGACGCTCCATGAAGACCTCCAGCAGACGCTCGAACTTATCAGAGCGGATGAGAGGGTCCAGGGCATCGACCTTGCGACCCAAGGCATCGAGGAAGGTGAGTTTCTTATTGACCACTGCCTTGGTGCGCTTTTCAAGCAAGCCAGAGAGATGACCGTCCAGCGTGACCACATCATGGTAGAGATCCATAAGGCGGTAACGGTTTGGCAGCGTGACCGACTCGGCACGCTCGATGGCCTGCTTGAGGGTGCCGACATCCTTGCGGTTACGGTCGGGCGACACCAGTTTGATTTCCTGCACGATGATGCTTGGCTTGTCCTCTTCCGGCTTGGAAGGGGCATTCTTTTTATCCTTTTTCATAATCAGAAGAAATTGGTACGTTTAGGGTTGGAAGACCAGGTGACACCCGTTGCCTGAGACTCATCCTCGGGCGTGGCAGGGTCATCGGCCTTGTAATGGAGTTCGGTGAGGTTGTTGTGGCCGTCGCGGATGTCCTTGAGCAGACTGACAGCCTGCTGGTAGTCGTCGCGGTAGAGTTCGACATCGACGTTGGGTGATGCCATGCGCACGAGGTAGTAGCAGGCAATGACGGTGACGATGTTCTCCAGAGCCGGGCACTTGACCGTAGGCGCGGTCACGGGGTTGGTGGAGTCATCACCGAATACCTCCTTCAGATCATACTTAAACAGATAGGTGGCACAGAGAGACTGTGCTGCCTGGATCTGCATGGCTACGACGGTATCGTCTTCACGGGTGATGAGGTCGCAGATTTCCTTGTACAAGGCACTCTGCTGGAGTTGTTGGACTGAGATAATCATATCTTCTTACGATTAGTGCGTGGAATGGTTATGATGCCAGCCGAAGCAAGCACGGCCGCTTTCTGCTGGAGGATGAACACGCCACCCTCGACCATATCGGGACCGTCCATACGCTTCTGCTTTGGTGAGAACGCCTTGAACTGGCTCTTGAGACGCTTCATGTCAGGGTCGTCGGCCTCTGCCTCGTTGAAGGTGAGCAGACCCGCACGGTGGATAGGTTCAAGCGTGCCCTCGATACGGGTGTACTTGTCCTTCTTGTCGCGCGTGTCGGGTATGACAGGCAGCAGGACACCGCGCCGCTGAGCCTCCTTGAAGATGGCAGGTTGAAGCACCTGCTCAAAGAAAGGAGCCTGTAGGGAGTTGTTCTCGATATAGACCTGAAGGTCTTCGGCTCCGTGGTACTTGGCCCACTGGTAGAGGTCGAAGAGCGCCTCGACGAAATGCTGTGTGGACATGGTATCGACCTTGACCTTGGCAATGTAGAAGTCGAGATCCTTGCGCAGCAGGACACCGACCGCCTTGCATGAGCCTTGCGACACGTCCCTGTTGCTCGTGGCAGGGTCAGCATAGACAAGAGCCATGCAGCGGCTGAACGGAGGCAACTTGCCGTCCTTCAGGTCGGAGAATACGCCTCCCTCGTCCATCGGGTTGTTGAAGTACTCCTTCTGTCCAGAGGCATAGGAAATGGTGCTCAGCACGCGGTCTATGTCCTCCTCGCTGTTCTTCTCCGGCCAAGAGGACTTGCCGTCCTTGCCACGAATGTTGACGATGTCGAACTTGTCGCAGAACGTAGAGTCACCCAGGTACTTGACCATGCAGTTGTCGTGGATGATGTTGCCGTTCACGAGTATGCGGGTCGGGCAAGAGATGGAGCGTGTAGGGATAAGTGCCTGTTCCATCCACTTGATCTTCTTCTGCATGGTGTCTTCGTTGCGGCACTCCTCGTCGGTATCGAAGTCATCAATCAGGATGACGTCAGGACGCTTCTCGTTGTTGCGGGTACCACGAGGCGACTCGCCCCAGCCAAGGGCACGGAAGGAGCAGCCGGCACGGATCACGAACTTGTCCTCCGTCCACTGACCGATATTCTTCTGTATGCCATAGTCCTGCTCGACGCGGTTGTTGGCCTCAAAGAACGCACGGAAGGGAGCCAAGAGCTGGGTCGCATTGTCGTGACTGTTGGAAACGAGGAGGAGGTTGTGAATCTTGCCCGTCAGTGCCAGATAGGAGAACTCCATCATGGAGCGTGCCGACTTGGCCAGCTCACGCGACCAGGCACGCACCTCGAACCACTCGGGATGCGAGAGCAGACGGCGTGTGGCCGCCTTATGG